TGTAGCCAGTTGCAGCCATTAGAAAGTACCTCCAAATATTCCAGTTGTGGCAGTCACAGTCGTGAACGCGCCCGTTGTCGGAGTGGTAGCCCCAACAGTACCGTTGATGTTAATCGAAGCAGTTCCAGTGAGGTTAGTCACCGTGCCGCTGCTTGGGGTTCCTAAAGCACCGTTAAAGGTGACTGGCGCACCAGCAGAACCGATGGCAATTGCCAGCGCGGTAGCCACACCCGTGCCAAGGCCCGACACTCCAGTGGAAATTGGCAACCCTGTTGCGTTGGTCAAGGTTCCGCTGCTTGGAGTACCCAGAACGCCGCCGTTGACCACAAAAGAACCGGCAGTGCCTGTATTCACGCCCAGAGCGGTCACTACGCCTGTTCCGGTGGTGATGGTGCTTGGAGCGGCTCCAGCGCCTCCACCGACCATCAAAGCGCTTGCGGCCAATGTCGCGCTGGTGGCCCAAGTCGTTCCGCTGGAAAAGTACGGAATACCGCCACTGGTTCCCGCCACGGTCAACGCAAGGGTTCCGCTAGATGTGATTGGGGAGCCAGCAACGGAAATCAAGCCGCCAGTAAAAGACTGCGCCACACTGGTGACGGTTCCGCTTGTCGCTGGCGCAGCCCAAGTAGGTGCGCCGCCTGTGGTGGCCGTCAGGACTTGCCCCGTCGTGCCCGCCGCCGTTGCCACTGGTGTAGCGCCTGCGCCGCCGCCATATACAACCCCGTACTGAGTCAGGGCTGCGCTGGAAGCCCATGTGCTGGCGCTGCTGAAGTAAGGGATGCCGCCGCTGGTTCCAGCAACCGTCAGCGCCGGGGTCGTGGTGGCCGTTGCCACCGAAATGATGCCGCCAGTGAAACTGACGCTGGTGACCGTTCCACCCAATCCAGTTGAGTTAATTGTGATTGCGGCGGAGCCGTTGTAGGTAGTCCCTGCGCTAAAAGAAACTCCAGTGCCTGCGGTGAGGTTAAATAAATTACCGCCCAGCGCCACACCGGAAATGGTGCTGTTGGTCAGGCTGGCGTTGGCAATATTGCTCAGGGTATTGCTGGAGCCGCTGATGGTTTTGTTGGTTAGCGTCTGGGTTCCCGTTAGGGTCACCACGGTGGAGTCGATGGCAATCGTCACTGCGCTAGAGCCATTGAAGCTGGTTCCGCTCAGGCCCGTGCCGATGGTCAGCGCGTTGGTGGTCGACGCGGTAATTGTTCCAGACGCCCCAAGCGCCACGGCCACGCCGTTGTATGTCACCGAGCTGTTGGTCAGCGATGCGTTGGCAATATTGGACAGCGTGTTGGACGCGCCGCTGATGGTCTTGTTGGTCAGCGTCTGCGTGTCCGTCAAGGTCACCACAGTGCTGTCGATGGAAATCGTGCCCGTCGAAGTGATTGGGCCGCCAGTAAGGCCGGTGCCCGTAGCGATAGACGTCACGCCCGAGCCTGCCGCAAGGCTGGTCCACGCACCGTTGATGTAGCCCTCAAACAACGCGATGGTGCTGTTGTACCGGAACATGCCGTTGACTGGCCCAGAGCTACGCTGCCCAGTGGTTCCCGCAGGGACAACAACGCTGCCCGTACCCGGTATCACGGGGTTTGACGCCAAGCTGATAACGGGGGTCGTTGACGCCGTTGCTACGGTGATTTGATCGTTTGTCCCGGACACCAAAGTTACGGTTCCGTCGCCAGTTCCAGCCGTAACCCATGCGCCGCCTTGGTAGCCCTCAAAACGTGATGTTGAGGTGTTGTACCGAAGCATCCCGTTGACTGCGGACGCGGGACGATTTCCCGTGGTCCCGATGGGCAATGTCAGGCTTTCTGTGCCGCCCAAAACAGGGTTATCCGCCAAAGCAATCAGCGGCGCACCGCTTACGCCGTTGCCGTTGGCAACGGTGACTTGGTTGGCCGTGCCCAAAATCGTTACAGCGCTGATAGCGCCACCAGACGAAATGGTCATCATCCCGTTTGCGCTGAGATTAGCAAGATTCAAAACCTGCCCGGTCAGCGCGATGGTTGGGTCGCCAGAGACGCCGCTGCCGTTGCTGATGCTCAGACCCGCCCCAGAAATGGCAATAGAACGGGCCGTAAGGGCTGTTGCCGTCGTTTTTACCTGAAAGCCAGTACCGGAGTTCACCAGCGACAACAAAGCGCCTGTGGTGCTGATATTGAACAGCCCTTGGGAGCCGCCATCGGTGATGACCAGCCCGTTGGTGACGCCGACGTAGCGGCTGTTGGCCAACTGCGGGGTTTGGGAGACCGTCAGGTAGGTGTAGGTCTGCGTCGGGGACCCGGCAATCGCGCCTGTAGTGGTCTGGACCGTGACGCCGTTCTGGACGACGGGAACGAGTTCAGACCCGGTGATCGCACCAGCCGTAGGCAGTTGGGTAATGGTGACTTGCGCGGACATTATGTGCTCGTGTTGTTAGGCGGGCTGGGCGAAATCGTATCCTCGTTACCGGTCTGCGTGGGCGTCTGCGTGTTCTGTTGCGTGGAGATGATGTACTGGCTGTTCCCGCCGGTCAAGAGATCGCTCTCGGTGACGGCCACGCTGACATCTGGCCTCGGAAACCGCAAGTTTATCCGCTCGGTTTGACGCGCCGCCAGCCGATACGGGTCCAGTGTGTCCGCGCAGCCTTGATCGCACACGCGCAGGCCGGGAAAGTTGGGGTCCGGCCCGAGCTGAACAAATGCGCGCTTCATCTTGCACCGGTCGCATACCGCGATGGCAATTGATGTCAAGCCTTCGGTATTTAGAAACCTAGGCATTACAACCACCTCGCTTCGGTGATGTGTCGGTACTTTGCGCCGCGTTGTATTTCAGGGCGAGTCATCCAGCGATGCAAGGTTCCATGGCGAATACCAAGAACACGCGATGCCCCCATCAAAGATACGTATTCCACGCCGTTAACCACGCATGGTTTAGTCGGATGGCACTTTCGCAAAGAAGCTATGTGCGAATCAGAAAATTGCATGCCCATCCGTGAAGCACTTTGTTTTGCGCGAACTTCAGGGCGTTTCATGGCTTGCTTCAACGCAGATATTTGTTTAGCACGAATGCTTGGATTGGCCATCGGGTTGCGCTCGCGCATCATTTTGGCCACAGAAACCTTATGCTCATCGGTATGTCTGAACCCGGTAGACCCCATGCCGCCAGCCGTTATGTTCACCGGTGGAATTCCTATGTCGCGCAAAGTTTCTATGAGAAAAATTTCATGGTCAAAGGCTTCTTGTTCAGAAGCCCATCTCCCAAGTATTTCCACAGAAAAACCACCGTGTTTTTCTACTGTGCGCTTCCACACTATGTTCCGCCCAGCGGAACTATGCGCGCGGCCCACCGACCCCTTGCCGATGTAAAACATCACGCCGTCAGGCTTGTGATGGGCATATGTGCAAAAGTGCATGAAGAATTATCGCGTGTATACGCTGATATTTGCGGCCAGATATATGGGCGAACGATCGCGTTCTTCTTGTTCGGCCATGTTGAAATACTTTTCGGCTTGGCCTTCGAGGTAGCTGATGCGATCAGTTTGCACCGCAGGCAGCTCCAAGCTCATCCTGTGCGACAGCATCATCAAGATGGCTTCATACCAGCGCTGCGGGATCTCTAGCTGACCAGAAAGCGCCCCGACATCCATGATCTGGCGCGAGTACCAGACGGTCATCTGCACAAACGCGCTCGATGGGACCGGCCACAGGTACATGGTCGGCTGGGGGATGGTGCGGTCAAACCAGAACTGGAAGGGTTGGTTGGCCGTGAATTGCTTGTTGGGCAGGTTGGTGTAGTCGTCGCGGTTCAGGCGCGCCATCTGTAGCTCTCGGGCCATCGTACCGAAATACAGCTCACGCAGGGCAAGCGTTGTGCCGCTGGTGGCAAGCATGCGGTAGTAGGCCACGTTCTGCCCGGGATCGATGTCGGTCCACACCCACTGGTTGTCCGCCACCGCCACACTGGTGCCGGTGGCCAGAGTGTTCCACGTGGAACCATCGGAGGAATACTGAAGCGCGTAGCTCCATGTCGCCGAGCCGCCGCCAGAGACATAGGGCAAAAAGCCGATGGAGCCAACGTACTGGTTGTTGCTGGCCCCAAAATTGACCGCGATATTGCCGTTGGACGAGGTCTGTTGGCAGTACGTTGCGGTGTCGCCGTCGTAGACGTTGGCCACCGTGCCGCCCGCGCTGGTGCTGTATCCGCCAGCGCTGGTAGGGCTCGGCCGGTCCATGGTGCGGTACAGCACGTTCAAGGCGTCAATTGCGCCCACGGGCAAGCTGTAGATGTACTGGTCAGCGTTCAGGCCGATAACGAGCTTGCTGATGGCCCAGTAGTTGATGCCCATGTTGGCGATGTTCGACAACAGGATGAACAGCGACTCCTTGGCCGACTGGACCTGCTCGACCGTTAATTCCTCGGCCAGTTTTCCGCACCGACGCGCACCGTGGTCGATGAGCTGCTGGACCGTTATAACGGTCTGTCCAACGGTTCCAGAGTAAGCCATGTGTGTTCCTTACCAGCCGGGGCAGTTCCAGCGTTGCATAGACGCCCGTGCGCGGCTTCCTTTTTCGCTCTTCTCAGCGACAGGACCCATGCGGGCACAGAATGAATCGCGCCGGGCACCGCCTTGCGGCTGAGGTGCTTTCAAATGCGATCCGGTTTCGCTGTTGTACTTGGCACGGCCCTTGGCAGTCAGCCCTGCGCCTTGCTTGGCAGGCAGCTTCTCACCGCGCCCAATGGCCAAAGACGGATTATTTTTTGCCATGGTCTACCAGCAAGACTTTGTGGCCTTGCCGCCTGCTTTCATTTTGGCTGTTTTGGCTGACTGTTTGAAGGCATCAGCCGTTGGCGCACCTTTTGCACCCGGCTTGCGCATGCGCTCACCAGAGCCTTCAGCGATCCGATTACGTTTTGCAGCAATATTGGCATACAAGCCACCCTCTTTCATTTTCTTGGATGAGAATAATTTTTCCACAATTTGCACCCGTTGAGGTTTAGTTGTTGCACTGTTGACAATCTTCAAGCGCTCTGGCTTGCTCTTGCCTTCATCATAGAACCCAGCTTTTTTCAAAGATTGGGCTACTCCGCCTTCTGCCATTTTGTCAGCTTTGACAAACTCTTTGCCAACCTTCTGCGGGACGCCACCAAACCCGCCCTTGGTGTGGGCAGCGGCCTGCATCAAGCGGCGCTGGGCTGGTGACTTGCTTGGCATTATGCGTACCCCTTGACCATCTCCAAGATGCACCAGTAGGTATCACCTGAGGAGGCGTCAGAGGTGGTAAACACAATGTCACCAGTAACACCAGCTCCACCGTTGTTGGTAATACCGCCAAAAGAACTCATGTCAAGCGTCTGCGTAGCGCCGGGCGACGACAGAAAGAACGGCACATCCGTTGTGGCGTCCCAAAGCATCCTGACTTCCATGCCGTGATTGGCAATGTAGATTTTGGTCACCGTGACCCTGTCACACGCAGCGCCTGATGCGCTTGGTGTTAACGCAGAGACATCCACTTTTAAAACCGCGCTCTCACCAGTGCCATCACTGATGTTTGTAAATTTCATGATTGCAAGACGTTCACCATCAATCAACGTCTGGCTCGTTACTGCATCAGCCATAAAAATCTCCAAAGAAAGCGGGGGCCGAAGCCCCCACTTGTTTTTAGCAAGCGCGCCCGCCTGCTTTACGCGTCATCGTGGGGTTAACAAAACCCCGTCCTGCCCCGGCATTTGGCCGGATGCCAAGCAGCCGTTTGACCGAATCCATCACCGGTGTGGATTCGTTCTCACGACGGGTGGCTTCTTGTTCAGCCGTGCGGCGACGGGCTTCCTTCTCAACGACAGGATCGTAGCCGTCATCGGCCGTGGGCATGCCGCCCTCGGCCTTGTGGACCACCTTGCCGCCCTTTTTGAAGGTGCCGGACTGCAAGCTGTTGGCGACCGGCCGTGAGACCGGTTTGCGGGGCATTGCTACGGCGTGGCCAGCGTTGTTAACACTGCCCCCCGTAGCGAAATGCTTTTTTGCAGCACCGCCTTTTTTGAAGCCGCCAGCGTTGGCTTCCTTGACCTCACCGGTCGTGGTGTTGGTCTTGCCGGGTGGCGTGCCGTTAGCTGGGCGATTTTCCCAGTTGACTTCGCCGCCGTTCTTAAACCCGCCCGCGTTGGCCATTTTGACGCCGCCAGTGCCACTTGCGCTGTCCTTCTTGCCTTGGTGCATCTTGGTGGTTTTGTAC